ATGGGAACCGCAATTTTCAGACAGCAGCTACGGATACCGACCGAAACGGAGCGGTCAGCAGGCGATTGAGAAGGTGAAAGAATACGCGGAAGAAGGATACCGGTATGCGGTATCGGTAGACCTGTCCAAGTATTTCGATACGCTGAACCACGAACTGCTCATGAATTTGTTGAACCGGAAGATACAGGACATGCGAATACTGCGCATCATCAAGAAGTATCTGAAAAGCGGGGTGATGGAGAACGGCGTAGTCTGCAAAACCAAGGAAGGCTCGCCGCAGGGCGGACCGCTGCTGGCGAACATCTATCTCAACGAATTTGATTGGGAGATGCACAGCCGAGGGGTAAAGACAGTACGGTATGCAGACGACATTGTAGTGTTTGCCAAGAGCAAACGAGCAGCCGAACGTCTGCTGGAATCCAGCCGGAGGTATCTGGAGGGGAAGCTGAAACTGAAAATGAACACGGAAAAGAGCAAAGTGACCAGCATCTTCGCAGTGAAGGAATTCAAGTTTCTTGGATTCTGCATAGGGAGGAATGGAAGCGGCATCTACATCCGTGCGCACCGAAAGTCACTGAACAAGGCAAAGGAAAAGCTGAAACTACTGACCAAGCGCAACCGCGGACACAACGTCCGCAGAGTGATGGCAGAAGTGAAAGTGTTCATCCGCGGATGGCTTGGCTACTTCCATGTGGCCGAGATGAAGCGGATGATGAAGTCTTGGGATGAATGGCTGCGGCGCAGAATCCGCATGTACATCTGGAAGCAATGGAAGAAGCCCTGAACGAAGGTAGCCAACTTAAAGAAGCTGGGAATCCCGGCGGACAAAGCGTACCAGTGGGGCAATTCCCGATTGGGCTATTGGCGAATCGCGGGAAGTCCAGTTTTAGAATGTTCCATTACAAACGAAAGACTCGCGACAGCAGGATATTTTGGTATCCTCAACTGCTACGAGTCCTTGCACTCATGCGATTGAACCGCCGTGTACCGATCGGTACGCACGGTGGTGTGAGAGGTCGGCTCTCCTATTTATTTAGGGGAGCCTCCTACTCGATTACCCTGCTGCGCATTTTGAAAGGAGGTGGTCGCCTTGATTGCCACAGACTGACCACGGTTTTCGCAGGCAGACTGCACCCGCAGCCTGTCTATTTTGTTGCCGCAAAAGCGGAGAAAGTGAGAAGTATATGAGGACATTCGGCAATGTCAACATCATTGGGCTGGATAACGGCTACGGGAACATCAAGACGGCGAACGGCATTTTCGCGGCGAGCGTCACTTACTGCGCGGTCGAACCAGCGCACGCGCAGGACGTGCTGGTGTACGATGGCAAGTATTACGTCATCGGCGCGGGGCATCGGGAGTTCACGCTGGATAAGGTCGGCAATCAGGATCACTACCTGCTGACGCTGGCGGGCATCGGGCAGGAGCTGTGGTGCAATCAGCTGACCACGGCGGCTGTTCATCTGGCGGTCGGACTGCCGCTGACGTGGGTCGGCGACCAGCGTGAGCAGTTCCGTGCCTATCTGTCGCAAAATCGGCATGTAGATTTCAACTGGCGCGGCATTGACTACCATGTCGATTTGGTCGGCGTGGACGTGTACGCGCAGGGGTATTCCGCCGTCATCCCCGAACTGCGGAAATTCACCGGGGCGAACATGCTGTGCGACATCGGCAACGGCACCATGATTGTCATGGCGATTAACGACCGCAAGCCGGTGCTGGAGCAGTGCTTCACGGAGAAGTACGGCACTTACCAGTGCGTGCTGAAGGCGCGGGAAGCCTTGACGCGGCTCTGCGGGCGAACCGTGCCGGACGTGACCATCGAGCAGGTCATGCGCGAGGGCACGGCTGATGTTGCGCCCGAATATGTGCAGGTCATCCGCGAAGCGGCGGCGGACTATGCGGCGGAAATCATGCGCAAACTGCGCGAGCATGAATACGACCCCAAGACAATGCGGCTGTGGATTGTGGGCGGCGGCGGTTGCCTGATTCGCAACTTCGGGCAGTATGACACCAATCGCGTGACTATTATCGCTGATATTCACGCCTCCGCCAAGGGCTACGAATATCTGGCGGAGCGGCGTTTGCAGCGTGAGGCGAGGGCGCAGTGAAAGAGATTCTGCGCACGACAATTCGTCTCTATGCGGAGAAACCCGCCGACCAGGAAGCGCTGCGGCTGCTGCGTCAAGTGCGGGAGGAACAGCACTTGCGCTATGCGGATGCTATCGTGGCGGCGGTCAATGCGCACTATGGGCAAGCGCGGCAAGCCTGCTTCAATCATCAGCAGCGGGAGGAAATCCGCGGCATTGTCCGCGAGGAGATGGCAGCATCGCTGTTTCGATGCGCTGAGCAAACACCGGCAGAGACATTGAAGGACGAGAACGCGCCGGACGAGACCGATCTCGACAATCTGCTGGACATGATGGGCAGCTGATGCGAAAGCGCACCAAATTCCTTTCTGCTGATGCGCGGAGAGACTTGGATAGCATCAGACGGCATCAAATGCGCACCAGCGGGCATGAGCATCCAACGGGCGGCAAACCCGCCGGAGTCCAGAGGCGGAGCGCTTTGGTCAGTGTTCAGAGGCGAAGCCTTTGACCCACAGGGAGGCGTGCCGACCGAAAAAGTGATGCTGTGCGTCACTTTGTAGTGGGTAGTCTCTGCCGCAAACAGAGGGAACCGGTCGCTGCGCTCCCGCCGCCCGCAAGCAAGGAGGTACATACGAGCAAAATCAGAGCAACCCGGCATAACGGTCGTGCCGGAAAGAACGGCGTGTTCACGACCAAGCACAATGACCGCAATTTTGACGTAACCCACGCCGAACACATCCATCCGGCGAAAACGCAGGAGAACGTCTATTGGGACTGGCTGAATGGAATGCGCACGGACGAAAGGCGCACCGACGTTCCTTCCTTTGAGGAAGTCGAGCGAATCTTTTACGAGCGGCATTATTCCGATTATGTCGCCGGGCAGTGCGCGCGCAACGCCCAGCGCCGCCACACGGAGCGCAACCGAACCGTGGAGCAGATTCGCCGCGATAAGCGCACCTGCCCGGAAGAAACCATCTTCCAGTTCGGCAAAGAGGGAATCGGCGCAACGCCGGAGCAGCTATTAGACATTTTCACAGCGTTCAAGCAGCAGTTCGAGGAGCGCTACGGCAAACACGTCCACATGCTGGACTGGGCGATGCACTGCGACGAAACGACGGTGCACATTCAGGAGCGCCACTGCTTCGACTATGTGAACAAGTACGGTGAGGTCGAGCCGAAGCAGGAAAAGGCGCTGGCGCTCATGGGCATTCCGCTGCCGCAGCCGGACAAGCCGCCGGGACGCTACAACAACCGCAAAATCACCTTCGACGCGATGAATCGGCTGATGCTGATTGAAATCGCGAAGGCGCACGGGCTGGACATCGAGGAGCAAGTGAAGTACGGCGGCAAGAATCATCTAGAAAAGCTGGATTACATCATTGCCAAGCAGCTCGAAACCATCCGGAATCAGCAGAAGCAGCTGACCGCGCAGAATCAGCAGATTCAGACCCTGACCGCGCAGATTGCCGAGAAGGATGCCGAGCTGGATACGAAGCTGTTCCGCCTGTCCGATGTGGATTTGCTGATTGAACAGGTCACGGACATTTGCTACGAAAAGACCGTGACCGCCGTCAGCGAGAGCATGAATAAAACGGCGCTGGACCAAGTGGCGGCGGGCGTTGACCGCACCATTCGAGCGGCAAAGTCGCCCAGCAGCGGGCTTGGCGTTCCCTTCATCGGCGTGGTGGAAACGTGGCTGGGCAAAGCGAAGGAGGATGTGTTCAGCGCGCTGCTTTCGATGGCGGACGACGTGCGGCGACGGCTGCTGTCGCCCGCGATGAACGAAATCATGAAATGCAGCATTGCGGAGACGGCGCGCCCAGCCGTGGTGGAAAAGCTACGCCCCAAACTGCGGGATGATGCCCATCCGAAGAAGCGCCCCGATGCGTGGGCGCGATAAGCATTGCAAGGAGAAATACATGAGCGACGAAACGAAAATCGACTGGTCGCCGCCGATGCCGGACGACCAGATGGCCGCCGCCTACCAATCTGTACAAGCCAAGTTGACCCACACCGCTGGCGGCGAGGTGCGCAATACGCTGCAAAACTTTGTCACGGCGCTGACCCATGATCCGGTTTTTGCCGGAAACATCCGCAGAAATCTGTTCAAGGAACGCATGGCGATGACCTGCCCCGTCTGGTGGACGCGGAAAAGCGACATGATTGACGACATGGATGTTGCGTTCCTGCGGCTGTATCTGGAAAAGCACTACGGGCTGCGGTCGGAAAAGCTGATTTATCCGGCGCTGAACATCGTGTCCACCGCGCAGGCGTTCCATCCGGTACGGGACAGGCTGAACAGCCTTGTCTGGGATGGTGTGCCGCGCGTCCGGGTAGCACTGCACCATTTTCTTGGCGCGGAAGTGAGCGACACGAACGAAAAGTACCTGCGCACGTTCATGCTTGGCGCGGTAAACCGGGTGTTTCATCCCGGCTGCAAGTTTGAGCTGATGCTGGTGCTGGTAGGCGGTCAGGGCGCGGGCAAAACCACCTTCATCCGCTTTCTGGCGCTGGAGCCGGAATGGTTCACGGACGATGTCAGCAAACTGGACGACAAGGAGATTTACCACCGGCTCAACGGGCATTGGATTTGCGAGCTTTCAGAGATGGTCGCGACGGCGAACGCCAAAAGCATCGAGGAAATCAAGTCGTTTCTCAGCCGCGACAAGGATTTTCTGCGGATGGCATACGACCGATACGGCGGCGATCATCCCCGGCAAAGCGTGTTCGCCGGCACGACCAACCGCATGGATTTCCTGCCTTTGGACAGAAGCGGCAATCGGCGCTTTCTCCCGGTAACGGTGGATGCGTCGAAAGCCGACTGCCATATTCTCGATAACCCGGTGGAGTCCCGACACTATTTTGAGCAGATGTGGGCGGAAATCATGGTACAGTACAAGTCCGGCGCGTACAGCACGCACTTGTCCAAGGAGGATGAAGACGCCCTGCGCAAACAGCAGCAGGATTATTGTCAGGAGGATACGCTGGCGGGGCGCATCTACGCATGGTTTGAGACGTTCGAGCAGGACAAGGTCTGTTCCTTGCAGATTTACCGGGAATGCCTGGCGCATCCGCTTGATGAGCCGAAGAATTACGAGACGCGCGAAATCCGCGAAATTGTGGACAGCGGGATAGCCAGCGGCGAAATCAGCGGCTGGCAGAAGTTTCGCAATGCCCGCAAGTTTGCCAAGTATGGGCGGCAGTATGGCTGGGAGCGAATCCCGCCGCCTGCACAACTGACGTTTGGCGGCTGCACCGTCGTGGACGAAGAACCGCCCTTCTGACATGCTGCCTGTCGTCCGAACGTCGGGGAATATGTCGCGGAATCCTCGCTGCGGCAAGGTGTTTCGCGGCTTGACATGCCGGACATATCCCATTCGGCAAAACAAATTGTTTCAATAAAACAGACGCAGAAAAAGGTTCACCATCCGCGTGTCAGCATGTCGGATGTGTCAACCGCGCTGCGTCTCCATTTCGGAGGTGAATCTATGTTCAATCGCGTTCCGGCGGACGAAAATCAAGCGGAGTCCGCGCACAAAGTCCCCAAAATGACGCTGACGATGGCGGAGCTGGCAGACGAGCTGCACATTTCCCTGCCCACGGCGCGGAAACTGGTGCGAAAATCAGGCTTTCCCGCGTTCAGCGTCGGCAGCAGGATTCTCATCAACCGGGAAGGGCTTCAGCGCTGGCTGGATAGTCAGCCGCCGATTGCTGTCACCTGAATTTTTTCGCAAAATGTACTTGCCCCGTGCTGTGATGTGTGCTATGATCATCGTAGCACCTTGACAATTGAATCAGCATACACAGCACGGGGCGATTGATAAGGAGGAACATCAATGCCTCGTCAGAAATTAACCCAACGTACCGACGGCTACTTCAAGGTGAAGTACCACGACAAGCAGTTTTACGGCAAAACGCAGGCGGAAGCCATGAAAGCCCGCGATGCGTACAAGCAGAAAGAGCAAATGGGGCTCAGCCACGACCTCGAAGGAATTACCTTTCTGGATTACGCCCTGAATTGGCTGGAAATTTACCGCTCCGATTGCAGCGTGCCGTTGCAGAAGCAATATGCCGGCATGATTCGCTTTGCCGCCGACCACACGCGGAAGCGGTTCATCTGCGACATCAACGCGAACGACTTGCAGGCCATCTTCAACAAGCTGAGCTGCTATTCCTCGTCCTATGTGAGCAAGTTTGCCTCGCTCATGAACGGCATCTTCCGCAACGCCGTGTCCAACGGTGCGCTGATTCGCAATCCGATGGCGGGCGTGCAGCGTCCCAAATGCAAGAAAACGGGCGGACACCGCTGCTTGGAGCCGTGGGAACGGGCACTGATTCGCAGTACATGGCAGGAGCACGACTTCGGCCTGGCGGCGATGGTGATGCTCTACACCGGCTTCCGCAGGGGAGAAATGCTCCACCTGAACATCGACCGCGATGTGGATTTCGAGAAAAAGACCATTGCCGTCCGCGGCGCTGTTTCGTTCAGCGAAGGCAATCGCCCGAAGCTCACGAAGGGCAAAACTGCTTCCGCTATCCGCACTGTGCCGCTGCTTCCTCCGCTGGAAGAGGCGCTGAAGGGGCGGCACGGGCTGGTTTGCCACAAGGAGAACGGCGGCATCATGTCGCAGTCCGCCTTCGCGTGCAAGTATGCGTCGTACATCACCTTCTTGGAGACGAAGCTCAACGGCATCCACAAGCGCTGGTACGGCAAAACCAACGAGCAGAAGCAGCTCTTGGCGGAGGGCAAGCTGCCGCCGTGGAAGGAAATCAACATCCGCTGCCACGATTTCCGCGTGGAGTTCTGCACAAGAGCCTACTACGCGCAAGTGCCGCTCAAAACGCTGCAAAGCTGGATGGGACACGCCGATGCCGACATGATTCTTGCCATCTACACGAAGCTGGACAAGGAGCAGGAGCGGACGGATGCCGCGAAGATGGTCAATTACCTGACCCGCTTGGAAGTGGATTCCGCCGCCGAATGAGAGTGCGCCGACGAATTCCCGCAATTTTATAACCCCGCCGGTACAGCGGCATGTCCCTGAAAGCGGCTAATTTCAAGGGATTCCGGGCAAATTTTATAACCCCGTTATAACCCCATTGCCCCCTGAAACGGCGTGAAAATAGGCGAAAATGCGGTTTTCGGGGAGGAAAAGGCGCAGAAGCTCGGAAGCAACGGAATCTGTGCCACTTGCAAAATCATGTGCTATACGGCATAAATTTCAACCATAATAGAAGAAAATCCGCCCAAAAGTATAAAAAAAGAAGCGATTTTCCAATCGCTTCGATGTCTGGGTGAGAAGATTCGAACTTCCGGCCTCTTGAACCCCATACGCCGAAGTGACTTGCGAATGCGAAAAAACGCTATATGTTGTGTGTGAACGAGTTGACGATGACCGTATGTAGTATGCTGCGGCTGGAAAATGGGCGCGTGTTGTTGGCAGAAATGCTGTTGACACGCGCCTTTTTTTGTGCGGTCAGCGCGGGGGAAGGGTGGTCAGAAGCTGGGCGGTTGCGGTGGTGACGTCGGTTTCGTCGATGTGGGTGTAGATGTTCGCTGTGGTGTCGTAGTCGGCGTGACCCATGAGGTACTGCTGTGTGGCGGCATCGACCCCGGCGCGGCGCAGAAGCAGGAGATAGGTGTGGCGCAGGCGGTGCGGTGTAGCGTCCGCCATGGCGGGAATGTCCTCTTGCAGCTGTGTCCAATGGCGCTTGATGGAGGTGTACGGCAGGGGCGTGGTGCGGTTGTAGAGCACATAGTTCTCCGGCGCACCGGGCGTTCCCAGCTGTTCGCGCAGGATGGGGAGAAGGGGCAGTTTCCGGTGTCCTGCCTTGGTCTTGGTGTCGCCGATCTGTGTGGTGCGGTTGCCGATGTAGACGGCTGCCTGGCTAACGGTGATGATGCCGCGCTCGAAGTCGATGTCCTTCCAGCGCAGGGCGACCGCCTCGCCGCGGCGCAGGCCTGTGTAGAGCATGAGCAGGGGGAGGATGCCGTACTTGTGGTGCGGGGCGGCGGCGGTGATTGCCTCGACCTGCTCCATCGTCAGGGGGAGGCGCTCTTTCTGCGTTCCCTTGGGCGGCTCCATCTGGTCAACGGGGCTGCGGCGAATCAGGTCATCCATGACGGCGCGGGCGAAAACCTGCCGGAGAGTCAGCATCACCTTGTCGATGGTGGACTTGGACATGCCGTCGTACTGCAAAATCAGCTCTTGCAGCTCATCAGCGGTGATTTCGTCGATGCGGCGGCTGCCGATGACGGGGAACAGGTGGTGACGCATGGCGTTCTCGTACATGGCGCGGCTGCTCTCGCGGATTTTGGGCTGCTTGTACAGGCGATACCAGCGTGTGGCGTACTCCTCGAAGGTGGGGCAGACCGGCGCGGGTGTCGGGGCACTTTGGCTGACGATGGACTCGACCATCACGGTCAGGCGTGCGACGGCGGCGGTGAGGGCGGCGAGGGTCGCTTGGGTTGCGTCGGCGGACGCTGCCGGGGTTGGAATGGGGCAGGGCGGCACGGAAAGGAGGCTGGGAGACGTTCCAGCGTCGGGGACGGGAATTTGGTCATCCGGAACGCGGGACGGCTCTACGGGGCTTGCAGACCCCTTCACGGGCGTTTTGCTTTTTCGATGCCGCGAATTTGCACCGGGAGTGGGGCAGGGCGGCACAGAAAGATGGCTGGTGGCTGTTCTGGCGTCGGGGATGGGAATTTGTTCATCCGGAACGCGGGACGGCTCTACGGGGCTTGCAGATGCCTTTGCGGGCTTGCGGCGGCGATGCGCCTTGTCGTACTCCTGATGAATGCGGGCGATTTCGGCATCCAGCTCTTCCTGGGAATAGGCGGATGCCCACTTGTAGACGGGTTTTCCCTGTTTGTCGCGACCGAGGTTGACGCGGGCGCGAAGTCGTTTTGACATGATGCTCCTCCGATCAGGGGCATCTGTTTGCTGTTTTTGAAGGTCAAATTTGGTCAAAGCGACGTTGCCTTGCCATGCAACATTCACTTACCCTTAGGGTTATTTTCTTCGGGCATGGAAATGCCCAGCGTCCGGCAGATCAGCCGCTGCTGTTCCGCATCGAGGGCGCGGTAGGCGGCGAGTAGTTCCTGCTCGTGGCGATTCATGCGGGTGTCCTCCTCATGCGTGTTGTTTGTTCTTTTTTTGTTTTTCGTCGGGGTGTTCGATGCCGACCATGCGGCAAACCATTTGCTGCTCCTGCGATGACATGGCGCGGTAGGCGTTCAGCAACTCTTGCTCGTGTGGCGTAACGCCATCAACGAGTTCGTCAATGCTGACGGGATTATCTGTGCGACCAAGCAGGTAGTCCGCAGAAGTGTCGAGCATGTCGGCGGCTGCGCGGATTCTATCAATGGTCGGCTTCGTCCCCTTTTTCCAATAGGAGATAGTGGCGGTAGATGTCCCCATTTGCTCGGCGGCAGCGTGTGAGCAAGGTGCAATTCCTTTAACACTGCACAAGGCTTCGTAACGTTCGTAGAAGTCCATAGTTTCGCTCCTTGTTGAACAAATTTAGCTACACGCATTGACAATGTGGATTCATTGTGATACAATACCACTGCAAGCTAAAAGTGTTTAACTGCAATGACCGTGTAGAATCCTACATCGCGGCGCAATGTAGCACTTTGCATTATACTGCATTAGTTAAACTATTTCAACTGAAATTGAAAGGCGGGGAGTCTATGCAGAAGAAAGACAGGTGGATAGCGAACGTCGTTGGACGTATGCACGTTGGTGGTATCACTGGAAAACAGCTGGCAGCGGCAAGCGGGTACACTGCAAGTTACCTTTCGACGGTGCTAAACGGCAAAAAAGGTAATGACGACACGCACCGAAGGATTGAAGAAGCCCTACGGCGGCTGGAAAGAGCACAATGATGACGAGCGCGGAATACCTGCGGGAAGCGCGCAAGCGCAGGAAGATGAGCAAGCGGCAGGTCGGCGCAATGATGGCGCGGATGTGCGAGATGCAGAGCGGCATCCTGCCGATGTGGCGGATGAGCGCGGACGGGCATCAGGCCGCCTTGCAGCGGATGGAGCGGCAATCGCAGTTCTGCACCTGGGAGGACAGCCGCTTGATCGCGGAAATCCTCCAAGTGGGCGAGGAAGGCGCGAACCGCATCCTGACGACGCGGGATGTTCGGACAGCCATCAACCATGCGCGGCACATCAGCGTGGTCAGCCTCGGCGGGCGGGTTGCGGTCGCGATCCGGCGGCGGGATGACCCGCGCGGCTGCGCCTTCGTCGTCACGAAGCGCGAAGAGCTGAGCGTCATCTACGACCGGCATCGGCGCGACGCAAAGACACGCGACACGCCGGCGCTGACGCTGGCGGATCTGCGTGCGAAGGACTGGTGTCTGTGCTACGCAGCCATCGAAGCGCCGCTGTACACAACGTGGCGTGCGAACCTCATCGGCAAAACGCCGAAAGACGGCTACTGCCTTGTCTGCGTCCGCTGGCGCGGGCATGTGCTGGACTTGTGACGGAAGGGGAGACAGGAATGCAACTGAATCAGGCAATCGAACGCGCCTTGCGCGCAACGGAACACAGCGGACGATGGCACTGCGTCTTCCGGCCGGATATGCTGGAACTGCGCTACATCGTCGCACGCCAGGATGATTTGTGGACGGTGCGCGGGATGCTGGTGGCGAACAATGCCTGGGCGCGGTCGGAGCGGCTTCCGCTGGCGCTGGAGGATTTTGCCGCGTCGGACTGGCAGATGGAAATGTGCGACGAGGGGATTCAGGCCGGAACGCGCGACTGCCTGCTGTTCACGGGCAGCGAAACGCGGGTCAAAGACAGCGTGACGGGCAGGACGGCGCTGATCCCCATCATGCCGGACTTGCAGCGGGGACGGGCAGCGCTGGCGAACCAGCAGCGGTGAAACCGATGAGAAACACAGAAAGGGCGGGATAAACGCATGATTGATATGCAAACGTTCCTGTCGAACTTCCAAAGCGTCAAGAAGATTAGCGGGGGATACATGGTCAAATGCCCCTGCCATAACGATAAAACAGCGAGCTTGTCCGTTGGCATGGGCGAAAAGGGGATTGTCCTGCACTGCATGGCGGGGTGCGATTCCAGCGACATTGTGCGCGCACTGGGACTGACATGGCGCGACCTCTGCACGGATGAGATGCAGCGCGAGTGGCAGGCTGCGCATCCGGCAGGTGCTGCGAAAACGCAGCAGAAGGCGCAGAAATCCACCAAGCCCGCAGCGGAAATCACCACGAAACCGCCGAAAAAGATTCCTGCCGACCTCAACCGGCTCAAAATCGGGGGGACATATGCCCAAAAGGACGCACCGCCGGAAACCATCACGGCGATGTATGAGTACACCGATGCCGACGGCGCGCCGCTGCTGCGCGTGTACCGGACGGACAAGAAGTCGTTCCCGACGATTCACTGCGACGGCGGGAAGTGGTTTTGGGGCGACGGCGGGCGACACAATGTGCTGTATCACCTGCCGGAAGTGGTCAAAGCGGTGCAAGACGGCAAAAAAGTGCTGATTGTAGAGGGTGAAAAGGACGTGGAGACGCTCCGGACGCTCGGTTACGCTGCCACGACGAACAAGGGCGGCGCGGGCAAGTGGAGCGAGGAGTTGTCCAAGCACTTCAAGGGCGCGGATGTCGTCATCATCCCGGACATGGATGAGCCGGGCGAAAAACACGCGAAGCTCATCCTGCGCGAACTGCGGAACGACGCCAAAAGCATCCGCATCGTGAACCTCAGAAGGCAAAAGGCCACCCCCCTCCCCCCTAAGGGGGATATTTCAGATTTGGCGGGGGCACTCGGCGCGGAAAAAGCGAAGGGCGTTCTCGAAAATCTGATTGCGCTTTCGCCGGTGCTGGCGCGGAACATTGGCGGCGGCGACTACGAAGATTATTTCGTCGGCGTCAGCGGGTGTCATGTGCGCTCTGGCTGCATTTTCAGTCCGACGGCAGAGGGCGATGAACGTCCGCTGAGCAATTTCGTCGCACTGCCGGTGGAGCAGGTGAGCATCGATGACGGCGAAGGTCAGCTGCGGCAGGAATTTGTCATCGAAGGATGGAGCAGCACGGGCATGAAGCTCAAAGCGCTGCGCGTCCCGGCGGAATCGTTCGCGAAGATGAACTGGGCGATTGAGGGCTGGGGGCTGAACGCCGTCATCTACGAAGGCAACGGCGTGGCGCAGAAGCTCCGGCGAATCATCCAGAGTGCAGGCGTTGCCGCCGCGATTCAGCGCACGATGTATTCGCACACCGGCTGGCGCGAAATCGACGGGAAAGTCTGTTTCCTGCACGGCGGCGGCGCAATCAGCGCGGCGGGCGACGTTGAGGCGGACGTGCAGCTGGATTTCCGGCTGGGGCGGTACAGGCTGGACGGGCTGCGCGAAGGGGAATGGCTCGAAACGATGGGGCGCGAAAAGGCGCTGCCGCTGTGCCAGAGCGCGACACTGCGCCTGATGGACGTGGCGACGCTGCGGGTCGGTGTGCCGCTTGTGGGGTACTTGTTCCTGTCGCCGCTGACGCACTTCCTGCGGAAAGTCGGCCGGAAGCCAAGCGTCGTGCCGTTCGTGCGCGGGACAACCGGCATGGGCAAAACGTCCATCGTCACGCTGGCAATGAACCACTTCGGCTACGATTTCCGCTTCGAGGGCGATCAGCCGGGCAGCTTCAATGATTCCATCGCGTCAATGGAACGCAAGCTGTTCATCCTGAAAGATTTGCCGCTGCTGGTGGACGACTACAAGACGGTGGCGGATGCGCGGCAGATGTCGGCGCGCCGGGCGCTGGAAGAAAACATCATCCGCATGGTCTGCGACGGATTGAAGCGCAGCAGAATCTCGGCGGACATGACGGCACAGCACGACTATCCGGCACGCGGGCTGTGCATCCAGACGGGCGAAGAATTGCCCAGCGAGACCGGCGACAGCAACATTGCCCGCTTGTACGTCATCAACTTGGCGGCGGGGAACGTGCCGCTGCCAACCAGCGATGCCGCGCCGGAGCGGAAAGCAGAGATGCAGGAACTCTGGCGGCTGGCGAAGGAGGGCGCATTGAACGAGAGTATGCGGGGCTACATTGCGTATCTGGCGGGGCAGGCGGACAAGCTGCCAGCCCGCCTTGATGCGCTCTACCGGGAGATGTTCGACGAAGCCAGCAGGCGCGTTTCTGGCACACATGCACGCTTGCCCTCGGCAGTCGCGTACATCATGCTGGGTGTACGGATGATGGTGGAGTACATGGCGCAGCCGGGCGGCGTGCTGGACGGCGTGACGGACTTCGAGGAGGTCATGCGCCCGTACTGGGATGCTGTCAGCGCGAACAGCCAGGAGCAGCGCGAAGCCATGACCAGTCAGGCACCGACGCAGGTTTTCCTTGCGACGATGCGTGAACTGCTCATGTCAGGCAAGAGCGTTGTGCTTGATATGGGCATTGCGAATCAACCGACAACGCCGCCGATCGGGATGATTGGCTACCGTGATGCGGAAAAGTATTACTTCATTCCGGGTGCGGCTTACGGCGCGGTCTGTGAGAGCCTGCGGGTGCAGGGCGCGACGATGGCGGTCGGCAAGACCACGCTGCTGCGCCAGCTGGCAGAGGAAGGCATCAGCCAGCGAAGTACCAAGGGCGAAACGCTCCAGCAGATTCGCCGCGGTGGGGTGCATGGGCGCTATCTTGTGGTTGCACGCGGCATTCTGGATGACGAAAAAACACCGGAGCAGGCGAAAACGCTTGCAAAGGGGCATCAGCTGGGCATGGAAGAAATCGACGAAATGCCGGACAATCCGTTCTGACGGGGAAAGGGGCGAATGCGGATGACGACGGTTGAAGCGCTGACCGCCAGCAAGAACACGCTGACGGCAATCCAGCAGATGGAGGACGTGATGAAGGCATCGGACAAGCTGCTGGAAGGGCAGGACGCGCCGCTGATGGAAGCGCGGGAGGTCAGCATCGTGATGGAAATGCTGCACAACCGGGCGAGGCGCTATCAGACGGTTGCGTCGGCGGGCATGTGGGGGCTGAGTATGCGGGAACAGTGCGTCCTGCACAGCTACTACCTCTGCGGCAAGACAATCCGGGAAATTGGCGAAGCGTTTGGTCTGCGGGAACGCATGGTCAAGCAGATTAAATCGGACGCGCTGGCGAAGCTGGCGCAGAAAGAGGGGTAAACGATGGCGACAACGACGAAGTACACCTGCGATCGGTGCGGCAAGGAACTGGAAAAGGCGGGGGAGAAGGTCTACATCACATGGCTGGGTCACTTACAGACACATGTGGTGAAGGAACTCTGTCCGGCGTGTTTTGAGGCGACGCTGGGCATGAAAGTGCCGGAGGAGGCGCAGGATGAATAAGACGATTCTCATCGGCAACCTGACGCGTGACCCACGAATCTCGATGACGTCTTCCGGCAAGCGCGTGGCGCAGGTGGACATTGCCTGCAACCGCGCAGGCCGCGACGGGCAGCAGACGGCGGACTACTACCAGATTTCGTTCTGGGAGGAGCGCACGAAGCTGGCGGAAACGCTGCACAAGGGCGACAAGATTCTGGTCGAGGGGCGGCTGACGGCGCGCGGCTATCAGGGCAAGGACGGCACGATCCGCGCCGCGCTGGAAATGAGCGACCCGCGCTTGGAGTATCTTTCGCCGCGCCGGGCGGTGCAGGAGGACGCGCCGACTGCGCCGGTTGACCCGGAAAGCGGCATGGAACAGGCAGAACCGGACGATTGCCCGTGGTGACATAGAAAAGCGCCTGCCGTATTGGGAGTATGGCAGGCGCGGGGGAAAGTCACTTGACCTCAGCGGTCAACATTTCTTTGAGTCTTCCGGCGCTTTCGATGATTTCGAGAAGCAAAGCGTCGTCGATGCGGTCGGTTTTCGATTGGAAGTTGCTGCGCTGGCAGATGATATTCAGCGCTTCGCCAATCAGGTCAACTTCTTGAAGAATCTGTTTTGTGTCCATCATGAAAATACCCTCCTATGTTCGCAAAATCTTGACTTTTTGCGTCCGGGATGGTATGATGGAAAAGGATTTCATACCGTCTTCGGACGCGGTGGAATGCGGGATAACGTGACTGTTAGTCTTGGTAGGAGTGGCAGTCACGTTATTTTTTCGTTTTGGCGTAAAGCTGTTGGATGGCGTTGCGGACAACAACGGACTTGGGTTCGTTGTAATGCTCAGCGAGTTCGTTGAGAATCCGAACTGTTTCATCGTCGATACGAACGCGCAGAATGGAATCCTTAGGATTCTCAGTTTTCGGACGTCCCGTTCGCGGACTCATCGGTTCACCTTCTTTCTGTGTCCACAGAAACATTATAATAACGTGTCCACGAAAAGTCAAGACCCTGTTCGCAAAATCTTGACTTTTTGCGTCCGGGATGGTATGATGGAAAAGGATTTCATACCGTCCTCGGACGCGGTGAAATGCTGGGATAGAAGATGCGGTGCTTTAGGCGGCAAGGCGCATCTTCTATTTTTTTGACTGAAGAAGCAGCCTGATGGCTCGACGCACTGCTTCGCCGCGGGTGATGCCGTGTTCGGCACAGTAGGCTTGCAGCTTCTGTTCCGTTTGAGCATCCAGACGGATGCTGTAACGGACGTCTTTCGGGTTGTCTGCTTTCGGTCTACCCATTTTTGATGGCATTCGCACACCTCCTTTTTTGCCACGCATTAAGTATAGCAACCGTGTGACAAAAAGTCAACCCCTTCTGTTGACTTTTTCTTTCGCGAATGGTATGATACAGATAGGGAATCGTAGAGAACGGAGGTACAGCAGCATGTTGTCACGCAGGGAAGTAGAACAGGCGATTCGCGGTCTGCTGGGGAAATATCATGCGGATTACGCGATTCTGTTCGGGTCGTATGCGCGTGAATCCGCCAATGCGAACTCGGATATTGACGTGGTGCTGGTCGGCGGGGCGCATTTCCGCGCACGGGATGTCTTTGCCTTCGGGGAGGAGCTGCGGCAGCTGACGCACAAGGATGTTGATGCGTTCGAGCTGCGCGAAATCAACCGCGAATCCGACTTTTACCGGACGGTGATGCGGGAAGGGGTGCGAATCGCGTGAAGAAATCGTGTTCGAGGACATGCCGGGATTCGTGCACGATGTTCGGAAAATTCTTGAGGAAATCGCATAAAAGGCGTGCCGCTCATTGGAACGGCACGCCTTCTGCTGGTCACGGGATGAGTAGGTCAACGGGAATGCCCAGCGCGGTGGCAAGGGAGCGCATCCGCTCTACGGGAACGGACTGCTTGCCGTATTCCCACAACTGGACGACGCGCTCAGCACTTGCGCCGGTGTAGCCGCACGCTTCGCCGAGGGCGCGCTGTGTCAGGCCGCTCTCCTTGCGTTTTTCCTTGATGAGGGCTGGAATGCTCTCTACCGGCGGATTGGAAGGGTACATGGGAACACCTCCTTTCACTTTTTGCGAATGTCTTTTGTCAGCAACACAGCCAGATAGACCAGGATGCCAAGTTCCGCAAGGTTGATGAGCAATTCAAGAATTTTCATATTGCATTGGTGAGCGGATTATGATATAATCAAGGCAAGCGAGGGCGGCGCTTTGACGCGCCACCCCGCGCCCGACTGATTAGTCCTTTAGGATTTCGAGAGCCAGCTCAAGCACCTTCAGGATAATCAGCAGAATCGTCGCTGCAAGTTCCAGCTTGCGGCGATTTTTCTTGCCTTTCTTGCTCACCAAGTTCACCTCCTTTCGTTTCTCATTATAGCACAATGATTCCATTGTGTCAATAGGGAAAATGAAAAAATCTTATCTTTCTTACGAACTTAAATCATTGTAATGAAAAGGCGCGCCGCTCATTGGAACGGCACGCTTTTCATGTTATTCCGCCAGGAACGCCTCGATGGCGCGTTTGAGAACTTGCGCCTGCGGGATACCCTCGGCAGCGCACTTGGCTTTGAATGCCGCTGCCATTTCCTTCGGCACGCTCAGGCTGATGCGGTCATATACCTTCTCATTGTAGCGCCGTTTGACGTCGGTCGAGGTGTGTGTCTTGCGCTTCTGCTTCTCCGGTTCACTCATGTCCCAAATCCCCCTTGACTTTTTACCCGCCGTCGTGTAAAATGAGAGAGGAGGGAAGCGGCGGCGGGTATCCTCTTACCGCTTCCCCGTGTGTCAGCCTAAGCTGTTGCGGAGCTTAGGCTTTTTTGTTGTCGTTCAGAAGTTCTTCCAGATGCTTGACGATGGTTTCCTTGTCAGGAGCTTGCTTTGCGTAAGCAAGCAATTCGCGCATGATGAAGCGGAACTGGTAATCGGTCATTTGGGATTCCTCTCTTTCGTTTTGATTCATGTTTGACACCCGCCTTTCTGTCAGCTCTTGCTGACACATATATTATAACATACTAATTGTAGTATGTCAAGAGGGGAAATGAAGTTTTTTCAGGAAAATTGCAAACTTTTTCTCACCTTGACTGCACGGGTGGTGTTGGTGCGACAATCTGCGCGTGGGGCGTACCCCATCCGCCGAATGCGGTTGACCGCAGCGTGTGTGCCTCCTTCACTTCGCGTCACCTCAGCATGACGCTGACAAGGTGGCTGCTCATCTGGGCTTAGGGGATGAGCGCGGCGGGCGCGCCTTCTGCGGATGGGAGGCGCGCATATTGTCGAAGAAACAGGCAGACCCGTTTTATTTGTCGCCGCCTTGGAAGGCGATTCGAGTGGCTGCCTTGCAGCGCGACCATTATTGGTGCCAACGATGCCAGAAGCGACCGGCGAAGATTGTCCACCACCTGATTCCACGCACGGTTGACCAGTCGCTGGAATTGGAGCTGGACAACCTGCAAAGCGTCTGCGTGATCTGCCACGAACAGGTGCATCCGGAGAAGGGTGCAAGCAAAAATCCGAAAGAACAGCCCGATTTGACGGGCATCCGGGTTATTAGTATCAAGTGAGGGGAGAACATGAATCGGACAGAAACGGGATACAAGCTGCCGGGAGAGCGGGCGCATACGGCGCGGATGCTGCTGGAAGAAGAGGTCGCCAGCCGATATGGGGAAATTTTGCCGCATCAGCAGGCGATTTTGGACGCTTACGAGCAGACGGAGGCGCTTCGCCTGCGTGCAGTGGACGACGTGGCGACGAACGGCCTGCGCGAAAGCTACACGTCCGGCCGCCAGCGCGTCGTGCGCAAGAATGTCGCGTATGAACAGGCGCTCCGGGCAGCGGCATCCTTGACGAAGCTCATTGCCGCGCTGAAGCTGGACACAAAGAAAGCTGCACCTGATGAGGCAGGTGATGGCGAGGATGAGGACGACGACCTGGACGACTATTGACCCGCATATTGCCGCAGCAGAGGAGCGCATTTGTGCGGACTGGAATCGTCTGCATGGCGATGCTGACCCGCGCATATGGGCATACATTGACGATGTACTTAGCGGGCGCGTGCTGGCGTGTCAAAAAGTCCGGCTTGCCTATGAGCGATTTGTGCGTGACCTGATGCACGAAGAAGAGGGCGATTTCCCGTGGCGGTTCGACGCGGAAAAAGCATCGAAGCCGATTCGGTTCGTCGAAAAGTTCGTCCGACCGCAGGGGGATTATGACCGCCTGACGCTGATGCCCTGGCAGTGCGCCTTTTACGCGGCGCTGTTCGGCTGGGTCAGCAAGAAGGACGGGACGCGCAAGCACAACAAATGTTTGCTGATTGTCGGCAGCGGCAACGGCAAAACGCCGATGATTGCGGGCGCGGCGCTGTACAGCGTCAGCCAGGAAGGTATCAAGAACGCCGAAATCGACGTCCTGGCGAACAGCAAACCGCAGGCGCGGATTTTCATGCACGATGTCAATGCGGCAATCGGCGCGTCAACGGCGCTGTCGAAGAAGTTTCGCGCCCTGCGCTCCTGCGCGGAATACTATGCGGACGGGCAGTCAGACAAGGGACGCAGCGCAACGCCGGATAGCGTGATTCAGGCAATGTCAAACCGTGCGTCGCTGCTTGACGGTCTGCGGCCGACGTGGGGCGTACTGGATGAGCTGCATGAGATGCGCACCTATGATGCCATCGAGCAGATGCGCCGGTCGCTGGACAAAGCCTCGGACGGTCTGCTGCTGATGATGTCCACGATGGGGTATGTGCTGGACGGTGTGTTGGTCAGCGAATATCGGCTTGCTGACCAAATGCTCAAAGGCAGCGGCAATGCGGCGGTGAATGACCGCGAACTGGCGCTTATCTATGAAATCGACGAACAGGATTCGCCGGAGGATTCCAGCAAGTGGGTGAAGGCAAACCCATCGCTGGGCGTACTCCTGCATCTGGACAAGCTGAAGCAGCGCTGGGAGGAAGGCCGGGCGATTGCAGATCGGCGTATTGACTTCCTGACGAAAACGCTGAATGTGTTCACGCGGGCGACCAATGCGAGCTTCTTGGACTTTTCGCTGGTGGAACGCAATCGGGATGTTATTGGCCTGGAGGCAGTCAGAGGGCGCGAGGCCTTTGGCGGATTCGACGTGGCTGTCAGCGGCGACCATTGCTCGACGGCGCTGGAAATTCCGCTGGATGACGGTCGCTTTTATGTCATCCCGCATACGTTTGTGCCGCGCAAGGTGGCAGAGTTGAATGCAGAGCGGTTGGATTACTACGGCGAGGCGATGCAGGGGCGGCTGACGATAGTGGAAGGCGACTATGTGAAGCAAGATTGCATCATTGACTGGTTCAGGAAGATGGGCGAGATTTTCGACATCCGCTGCATCGGCTATGACCCGGCGAACGCAACGCTTTTGGTCAAAACGCTGGAAACAATGTTCGCTTGCGAACCGGTCAGACAGGGCGCGATCACGCTTAATGCGCCGATGAAGCACATCAAAGAGCTGTTTACGGACGGAATGATCGTTCACGACCAAAACACGCTCTTCGAGTGGTATCTGAACAATGTCAAGCTGCGGAACGACTTTTCGACGCGGGATAATGAAAACTATGCGCCGAAAAAAGCGGACAAGTACAGCAAAATAGACGCATTTATGGCGTTTCTGGATGCACATACGGTCTGGCTGCGGCACTGCCCGCCGCTCGGAATGGAAAACGATTCAGGGGATGCGGTGCAAATCTACGATCTTGACCAACTGCTGGAAAATGGAGGTGATGGCATGTGGGCATAATGGCACGGCTGAAATCAAAGTTTTCCCCACGAAAAGCGGGGGAAACTTTCCGGCTTGAACCATCATGGCAAACAACGGCATCACGGCAGATGCAGGACAGTGAAGCGGTTTTCGGTGCGGTGACGCTTCTGGCGAACACGTTCGCCGCCATGCCTATGACAATTCGCAAGGGCTGGGAAGAGGCGAAAGAGCATCCGTTGCATCGTGTCCTGACGTACCGTCCGGCGTCTGGCTATACGCCTTATACATGGATGCAGGGGATGGAGGTCTGCCGGAACGCAACCGGCAATGCATATTCCTACATTTCGCGGGATGCCAGTGGCAATGTGCTGTCGCTGGAGCTGCTCAATCCGGCAGAAATTGAGCCGATGCGCGACCGTGATACGGGCGACCTGTGGTATCACTACATGCCTGCGAAGGATGCGCCAACCATCTATATTCCGGAGCGGTCGATGCTGCACGTTCGGCATGTGACAGATAATGCCGACAAGGGCATTAACCCGCTGTCGGTGCTTGCCGGTTCAATGGAGTATGCAGTACAGATGCGCGATTTCTCGCTGAAACAGGCGAAGGGAATTGCGGGTGTGCTGGTGCTGGAAGTGCCGGGCAATCCGGGCGACCAACGAAGCAAGGAAATCGTGGAAGGATTCCTGAAAAACTACGCGCGCAGCAACAATTCGCTGGCGGTTATCGGCGGCGGTGCGAAAATGAGCAGCGTGGAGCGCACCATCTCCGAAGGCCGAATGCTGGAGGTTGACCGGATGATGGTCACGCGTGCGTCGCGTGTCTACGGGATTCCTCCGGCTGAATTGGGCGACTACAGCCAGAGCAGCTATTCTTCGCAGGAACAGCAACAGCTGGAGTTCCTTCAGCGCCTGATCCCGACCGCGAAGATGTATGAGGCGGAAATGCAGATGAAGCTGCTGACGTATCAGGATGTTCTGGCTGGCTACCGAATCGAGATTGACTCCTCTGGTCTGACAATCTCGGATGCGCAGACACGCGCGACGGTTGACCAGATGCTTGTCCGATCGGGCATGATGACCATCAATCAGGGCAAGCAGCGCAACGGCTTCCCGCCCGTCAAGGGCGGCGATGTGACCTTTGTCTCCGGCGACCTGCACCCGCTGGAAGACCATTTAGGAGGAGAAGCAGATGGATGACTTTTTCCGTTTCGCAACCATGAAGGGCGGCGGTCATCGCTTGGAGCTGACCGGCCCGATTGTAACCAGCAGACCGTGGTGGTCGGAGGATGGAGAGCAGTTCGCTTGCAGTACAGAGTTCGATGCACAGCTCAAGGCACTGGAAGGCGAAGAACTGACTGTCGTGATTGATTCCAACGGCGGGGATGTGGCGGCGGGAATCGCTATGTATGAAGCGCTGCGAAATCGCAAGGGCGAAACGCATTGCCACATTGTGCGCGCATATTCGGCGGCAACGCTGCCGCTATGCGCCGTTCCGCGCCGAAACAGGATGATTTCGCCGGTTGGGACGATATTGATTCACGACCCGGCGACTTCTGTCAGCGGTACGGCGGATGAACTGGACAAGAGCGTGCGCTTCCTGCGAGCTATCAAAACGGCAGTGCTTGCTGCCTATCATGAAGCAACGGGAAAATCAGAGGCAGAGCTTTCCGAAATGATGACGCGGGAAACGACGATGACGGCAGCGAGCGCTGTCGAGAATGGCTTTGCAGAGAGCATCGCGAAACCCGCAGAGAGCGCCCAGATGAGCCACGAACTCATGCAGGTGTACATGGCAGCATCGCATGAGCAGACGCTGCGCATGGCACAGGCTGCCGCAGAGGCGCAGAAGCGAGACAAAGAGCGGCAGGAGTACCTGCGTTTCTTTGAAGGCATCAAATGATGCGATAGCCGGAAACGGCAGAAAGGAAAAGAAAATGGCTACGATGTTTGAACTTCAGGAGCAGATTGCCGATCTCGACCGGACGATTGCGACGGAGCGCCGGAACGGCATTGACATGGCGAGCGATGCCGGTGCGAAGATGGAGGACATTCGTGCCTGCCAGCAGCGCGTGAGCGACCTCGTGGAGCGCCGTGCGATTCTCCAGAAAGAGTGTGACCGCGTGGCGGCGGAATCTCGTGCGCGTGCTGCCCGTGAAGGCGGTCAGGGCGGCGCAGAAATGACGTTTGAGCAGGCGACAGGCATGTACCTGCGTCATCTGGCGACGGGCGGCAAGAGCGAAATCACCAGCATGGCGTATGAACAGCTGGGCGCGATTCCGGCGGGCAGCGAGGATCAAGGCAATGGCTCTGCGCTTCTGCCGAAGAAGCTTTCTGAACGTCTGCTTCTCCAGCCGCAGAAGGTCAACCCGCTGCGCAGCCGCATGGGCGTGACCAACGTGACGGGGCTGTCCCTGCCGAAGCTGGCATTCACCATTGATGATGATTCGTATGCGGCGAAGGATGGCGAAACTGCGAAGGAATTGAAGGGCGCAGCTGAGACGGTTGATTTCGGCCGCCACAAGATGCACCTGATGTGCAAGGTCTCCACGACGCTCCTGCGTTCCTCTCCGCTGGACATTCAGGGCGCAGTGCTGCGCGGGCTGGACAGCGCCATGACGCTCCGCGAACTGCGCAGCATCTTTGCAACGGCTCCTGTCAGCGGCGAAGAAGGCATGTCGCTTTACGCGAAGAAGAGTTCCAGCTACATCATCAAGCAGATGGAAGCGGAATCTCTGCTCGGCGCGATTGTGGCGGCCGCCGGCGACCTGGAGGACATTTATCAGGATAACGCTTCGATTGCGATGCGCCGGCAGGATTACTATGCGCTGATGATGGCACTGGCGAACGGGTCGGAAAGCCTCTTCTCTGGAAAGCCTGCGCAGATTCTCGGCTATCCGGTGGACTTCGTGGACAAGGCGACCGTGCCGGTTGTGGGTGATTTCAGCTATCTGCATATCAACTACGATTGCGCGCCGTTCATGGACATGGGCAAGAGCGTGGAAACGGGCGTCACCATCTTCACGGAGGACTGCGTGTATGACATCAAGCGCCTGATGGATGCGGCTTTCCGCCTTGCGACGGTCAAGCCGACCGGCGCGGGCGGCTAATCATGGCAACGGCGGCAGACCTGCTGCGTGACTATGGCTACTTCACGCCTGAGTCATCGCAGCAGGCCTTGATGGACATCTGCCTTCGGGCGGCGAAACAGTATCTCTTTGATGCAGATTTGGTTGAACCGGCAGAAGGCGAAAGTGACTCGCTGTACGACCTTGCTTGCATGATGCTGGCAACGCACTGGTATGACAACCGTGGTGTAATCATTGCGGGAAACGGGTCGGCGATGCTCATTCCCAAGGGCATCGACGCGATCCTTGCACAGCATCCGAAAACCCGCAAGACGGAGGAGTAGCCGATGCGTCAGACAGGCGATTTGTGCAGCGTGGTGCGGCTTTACCGCCGTGAAGCGAACATCGACACAGGCGACGGGCAAGTGGACTATGGATTCCTGTGGCAGAGCTATGCAGAGGTCTACCATCTTAGCGACAAAGCACTGGCAGCTGGCGGCGCTGAATATTCCTCCGGGGTGCTCAGCGTCATCCTGCGAACGCCGCTGCAATGCCGCCTTCTGCCGGGGCTGCGTGTGGTGTATGATGGCGGGGCATATGAGGTAACAGAAGTGCTGCCGGATACGCCTCGACGCGGATTCTCAAAGCTGCGCTGTGTGCTGACGGAAATGGTGGGGAGTGGTGTGCATGACCTTTGATGTGAACGCATGGCTTGCCAAACGGCTTCAAGCGGCTGGTATCACTTGCCCTGCCTGCGAAGAGCCGCTGTCTCCGGATGAAGTCAAGCGCCAGCAGGCGCAGAGCACTGTATACATCACATGGCGGCAGCTGGGCATTGAACCGCGCTATGCAAGCGGGGAACTGTACGCTGTGTGCTACACGATGGAAATGTCCATCTGGATTCCGCGCGCCGGTACGAAGGAACAGACGGCAGCGTGGAGACAGCTCCGTCACGCGCTGATGTTTGCCTTCGATGTGCAGTGCGATTTGGAGGAGCATGTCACCGGCATCACACACGCACAGGCGCAGGAAGGCGTCTGGGTGGACACGGTGAAGCGCAGGGTGTACACGCAGAGCATCAGTGTGATTTGGCATACAGGAGGCTGAAAATGCGCTACTCATGCAAGGGTGACAGCAGTCAGCGGCAGCTGAATCTTTCGGCGGCGGCTTCGCCAGATGTACTGCGCAGTGCGGCAGAAGCGGGCGCAGAGATTGTGCGCACGGCTGTACAGGGGCAGATTTCTTCGCAAGCAAAGAACCCGACGGGCAAGTTGCTTTCTTCTATTACCTATCGTTCGTGGAGCAATGAAGTATCATCCGGTGCAATGCTGGGGTGGGCAAAGATTGCCGTAGCGCGCGCCGGTTATCGCAATCATGGTCGAAACCGCGCGGTGCGTTCAACGGACGATTACGGGCGTATCTTGGAGTATTCGTCGAAGCGCGTCCTGCGACACTTTGAGCCGGGCTTTGAAGAAAGCGAAGAAGCGGCACTGAGCGCGATGGAACAGCGTATTGACAGCGCCATTGCATCGGCGCTTGGTGAAGCGGGAATGTAAGCCGCAATGCGGCAGAAAGGGAAAAACAATGGCAACGACACGCATCAAACCGCCCTATGAGCTGACGGTTTACGACTTCTTTGTGCATTTCGATGCGGATGACAATGGCAACGAGGCACTGGACTTGCAGCTTCCGGTTGTCAAGTCTATCGGTGTCAAGCCGGGCGAACAGAAGCAGACGATTCATGCGTCGGGTGTCATCTATGATACGGTCAGCACGGTTACTGAACCGACGCTGAGCCTGACCAGTGTGGCACTGCCGCGCGAGTTCACCGACCGTGCGGACGGTGCGGTGAAGAAGGGGTGCGCTGCGGCGGATGTTGCACAGCCTATCAAGCCGACGTTCGCCTGCGGGTACTGGTGCGGCAATAGTGACGGCAGCAAGACGTACTACTATCATCCGCAGTGCAAGCTCTCTTACAGCGACGATGAGACCCACCAGACGCGCACCAATACGCCGGTTGACCCGTCTGTGGGGCGCACGGTGGGCATCATGCCGACGGATGAAGGCATCTGGCGTGTGCGCTATTACACGAACGGCGTTACGAAGCCGCTGACGCCGCAGGAGTTCTTTGCGAAGCAGCCGAATACGCTGGAAAAGGTTATGGCGCTGGACGGCGCGGAATCGGCAGAATAAGATGAATGGAGCGGCAGCCTTTCGGGACTGCTGCTCCATTTTGCAATGAATAGGAGGAAAAGCATGGATAGTGTGCAGTTTGCGACGGCATATGTGCCGACGGAGATTGAAGTAGCCGGGGCGCATGTGCGCCTGTTCTTCACGCTTCAGGCGGCGATGAAGATGGAAGCAAGCCTGAAGCGCCCGTACTTGGAAACAGTGCTGATGATGCTGCAAGCAGAGGATGACAATGGCAAGCCGCAGTCGCTGCCACTTTCGGAGCAGGCGGAAATTGTCCGTATTCTGATGGAAGAAGCAGGTCAGAGCATTTCGGCGAAGACGCTGATGTCGCTGGATATGCGGGAATTTGCGCTGCTGGCGCGGGCGGCGCAGGTGGAGATTGTCGGCAAAATGCCGCGCAGTGCGCAAAAAAAAACGACGCCGGTGAATGGCGCTGGGAAATGATTCTGCTGGCGGCGAAGAGGGTGCTTGGGCTGACAGTGGATGAATTTTGGCACTTGACACCGACTGTGTTTCATGCACTGCTGGAAGAAACGATCGGTGAAAATGAGCAAGCGCCGCGCAAGGTGCAATTCGCAGACGAAATTGGCTGGTAAGAAGGTGAGAAGATGTCAATCAGGGTAAGCGGCATTACGCTGCGCGTGGAAGGTGCAGAGCAGTTTGCGAGCCAGCTGGACACGGCGAACAAGGCAATGCGCCGGAACGCGGCGGAGATGAAATTGCTGGAAGCGACATATGCCAATTCCAAAAACAGCGACTACTTTGGCAAGCAGTCGGAACTGCTGACGAAGCAGCTGGAGGAGCAGCGCAAGAAAACCGCGACGCTCCAACAGGCGCGGGATGCCTATGCACAGACGCCCGGTGCGGATGCAAGCAAGCTGGAACAGCTGGATTTGAAAATCCTGAAATCGCAGACGGATGAAGCGAAGCTGACGGCGGAAATCCAGAAATGCAATGCGGCGATGCAGAAGGCGCAGGAACAGCAGCAGGCGCTGGGGGATGCGACGGAGGAAACGGGACAGGCGGCGGATGATGCAGCATCCGCACAGGCAAATCTGGCGGAATCAACCAGTGAAGCCGGAAACCAGCAGCGCAGTGCGGCGGAAAATGCGAAGCACTACGGTGAGGCACTGGACAAGCTGGCGAAAGGCGCGACGCAGGCGGGCAAGGCGCTGACGAAGGTGCTGACGCTGCCGATTGTCGGCATGGGAACAGCAAGCGTCAAATACGGCATGGAGCTGGAAGATGCGGTCTATGAGGTGGCGACGCTTCCGGGTGTGCTGAGCGGCACGCAGGAGCAGCGGCAGCAGCAGATTCGAGACTTGACGGATGAACTGATAGATGCCAGCAATGATGCGCACACAGCGGCGACGGAGCTGGCAAGCGCGACCTATGATGCCATCAGCGCAGGTGTTGCGCCGGAGGATGCGGCGTACTGGGCAGAGCGGGCGGCTATGGCGGGCAAGGCAGGTCGTTCGGACGCTTCGACGGTCATCAATGGCGCGTCCTCCATCTACAATGCGTGGGGTGCGAAAGCGAGCGGCGGTCTGGATCACATTCTGGACAGCATGATAACGGCGCAGAACTTGGGCAAAACGACGGTCGGCGAGCTGTCCTCGCAGATTGGTCAGGTGTCCGGTCTTGCGCCGCAGTTGAGCTTGTCGATGGAGGAAGTGCTGTCGAGTGTCGCGGCGCTGACGGCAGGCGGCTTGTCTACTTCCAGTGCCATCACGGGTTTGCGCGGTGTGTTGTCTGCTGTTATCAAGCCGACATCCGAAGCGGCAGAAATGGCAAAGGAACTGGGCATCGACTTCTCTGCCGCCGGACTGAAAGCGAAGGGGTTCACCGGCTTCTTGGCAGAAATCGCTTCGGTGACAGAAGGCGATTCGGAGAAGCTGGGCAAGCTGTTCGGCAGCGTCGAAGGCTTGAACGCCGTCATGATGCTTGGCACAACGGCGGCGGACAAGTATCACAGCATTTTGGCGGAAATGACCAGTGCATCCGGCACACTGGATGCAGCGTTTGAGACGCGCGTCTCCAGCCGATCGGCACAGCTGGAAGGTGCGATGAACCGACTCAAAAATACCGGTGTGGAGCTTGCACAGAATCTGTATCCGGCGGTCGATGCTGTTACGAACGCGATTGGCGGCGTCGCGGATTATGTTGGACAGCTGGACGCAGGCACACAGCAGACAATCGTGAATCTGGGACTGATGGCGGCGGCACTCGGCCCGACGCTGACGGGCATCGGGAAAATGATTACGGCAGGCAAGGTGCTGGCGAGCGTCATGACCGGCCCGTTTGGCTGGGCTGCGGCGGGTGTAGCGCTGATCGGCGGCGGACTGACACTGGCTATCAAGGCGGCCGGTGCAGAAGCAGAGGAGTTCCGCCGACATGCGGATGCCTTCGAACTGGATTTTGAGGCACCGGATGCGGTTTCGATGCAGGACGCGATTCAGAAGAACCTCGACCAAATCAATCTGGAATACAAGAACGGAATCAAGCTGACCAGCAACGTCTGGACGGACATCGGAAAACAGGTTCAGGAAGCATTCGATTCGGCGGTGGCGGACGGGAAAATTGATGCCTCGGAGTATGCGGATTTGTCCGTCAAGGTCGGTGTGCGCATTATGGCAGAAGCTAATGACGGCGTAACCAGCGACGACGTGGGTGCCCGGGAAGTCGCTACGCAGTTGCAGAACGCAGTAGCGGATTATAACGCGCTGCTTCAAACGGTGTACCGCAAAGGTAATTCCGCGACGGATGAAGAACTGAACGCGCTTCAGGCGGCGCTGGATCGCGTGATGGCGTTGCGCAACCAGATGATGGGGCTTGAAGCCGAAACGGAGAGCTTGGAGGCATCCACCTACAAGTCGTATTTCGACCTTGTGGCGAGTGGGCACGGCTCGGAGGAGGCTGTCGCATCCGCAGCGGCATACGCGATTGGCGTCTACCAGCAGAAGATGGCGGAAATTGAAGCCCAGCGTAAAGCTGAAATTGCAATTTCGGACGAACGTCAGGCTGAGGCAAAGGCAAACGGCGCAAGCAAAGAAGAACTTGATGCGGCTGACGTGGCGCGAACAGAGCGACAAGCGGAATTTGACCAAGAAGAAGCTGCGCTGCGGGCAGAGTATCAGGCAAACGTTGCAGCTTTGCTGGATGGGCTTGCGCTTCGTGATAAGGAAACCGGTCAGTATATCGAGGAAGGCGGTCGAGTGCTGAAAGGAATGTCGAGCCTTGCGTATGCGGAGGCAAGTGGGTCGGACTACGACAAGGAAAATTGGCTTCGGCAGAATCTGACGCCGGAGCTGATGACACGTTATTCGGACTATGGCACGCAGTACGGCTTGAACGGCTGGTGGAATGATTGGAATCAGGTGCAGGCATATATTGCGAACCCTGAATTGCTGCCGATGGGACAGTGGGCAGCTGCCTTTAGCGCGATTCAGGCAGGTTATCGGGCGGACTACGACCAATGGATGGATTCTGAAGCGCCGGGCGGCTTGGCAGACATGAACGCACTGATTGCGCAAGCGTTTGATGGAAGCGTGGAGAACATTGACGCCGGCATGGCTTCCGGCGCGCTGGCGGACTATATGCGCCTGATGCTCTTCGCAGACAATGGTGTCGATGCACTTGGCTCGGACGCGATGGAAGCCATCGGCAGCGGCATCACGGAGAGTTCACAGGGGCTGCAAGAAACGACGCAGGATGCGGTTGCGCCGATGCAGGAGACACTTGACGACCTGTCGGAGCAGGAAAAAACGGGGAAGGGGGTTGGCGTGTCGCTTGCGGCAGGCATTCTGTCCTCGAAGCGAATGACGCAGCAGGCCGCCGCGGAAATCCGCGATGCGATCAACAGCACACTGGCGGGCATCGGCTTCAGCGGGACGCTGACGCTGCCGGGTGCGGGGCTAATTCAGCGAAGAGGGCTGCTGCCGACAACAACCTATGTGGGCGGCAATACGGACTTCTCCACCAACGTGGTCATCCGCAGCGCGAACTTCCAGAGCCAGACGACCCCCAGAGTGTTCGCGGAACAGGTGTCGGCGCTCAACCGGGCGAAGCTGGCGGGGTATGGGGTGGTATAAAAAAGAGGGGCGGCATTCCGTCCCTCAGGTGATTAGCTTGCCTGTTCTGCAATCAGCATTTCTTTGAGCCGCCCGGTGCTTTCGATGATTTCGAGAAGCAAAGCGTCGTCGATGCGGTCGGTTTTCGATTGGAAGTTGCTGCGCTGGCAGATGA